GTGTTGAGCATGTTTTGATAGAAGCCATACTTCAGAGTAGGGGACATCAAGAAACTGACAAGTATAGGTATAGAGATAGTATACGCCTAACCGATTCAAGTTTACAGAAGATCTATAGATCTATTACTCCTATATTTAAACTATCGAATAGTTTATTAGAAAAAAATGGCTACAATTCCGAACAAGTCATGGCAGAACTAGCAGAAGAAGAAGCTGGTAGAATGAAAAGCTATGGTAAAGATGTCGGACAACCTGGATTATGGGATAAATTTAAAACAAAATTAGGCTTTGCTACTGGCGGTCTAGCAACAGAAGAAGCCCCAAGGAGCAACTCAATGAAAGATCAAATGAAAATGTTTGCAGAGGGTGGTATCAGAGATGATGGCATGGATGTAGACCCAGTATCAGGCAATGATGTACCTTCAGGTTCTCTTGCAAGTGAAGTACGTGACGACATACCAGCTCAGTTATCTGAGGGAGAGTATGTAGTACCTGCTGATGTTGTTCGATACTTTGGTGTACGTGTCTTTGAAGAAATGCGTATGGAAGCAAAACAAGGCTTGCAAACGATGGAAGCTAATGGTAGAATAGGCGGTGAACCAATAGAACCACCTATGCAACAACAAGATGAGCAGGGTGTTACTGACGCTGATATGGCTTCTCTTGAAGATATGATGCGTACTGGTGTAGCTAATGGTGGTCTTATGGATAAGATTGCTTATACAGCTATGAATGATCCTATGGTTAATAGTAAATTAAACCAAGGTGGTATGGCTATAGGTTATGCCCCAGGTGGTATGGTAGCTTCTCCTTATAATGACCCTACTAAAATTGATCAAGTTATTAGTCAATTTATGGAGATGACTAAAAAGAATCCAGCTATTATGGATGAATTAGCTAAACGTGGTATTTCAATTAATCGTACCAGTGCTACTGAAAAACCAGATCAGATGGCTCAAGGTAATGCTCCTGTTGAAACAACTAATCCTATAACTAACCAAACTCCTGTTATGGCAGCAGAGGGTGCATTAGTAAATACAGGTTTTAATAGCTTAAGTGAAGATCAACAAAAAAACTATGTAACCTCTCCTACAACCATGTCTTCTATGTTTGGAATACCAGGAGGTTCTTACTTCTATCAAGGTCCAGGAGTTCCTAATAAACCCGTTGAAGAACAAAATCAATGCCCTCCAGGACAAACTTTTGATGAAGAAAAACAAATGTGTGTTGTTACTACAGTAGCAGCTGAACCTGTTGAATCTGTTACAGATACTATAGATCAAAATGATAAAGAAAATCCTATCTATGATCCAAAAAAAGAGTGGCGTTATACTTCAACTCAAACTGATTGGTCAAGTGCCACTGCAGTTGATGATTATTTAAATAGTATAACTGAGGTAAAACCTGAAGGCTTTCTAGATAAAGCTTTAAAGGCATCTCCTATTGGCTTTGCTTTAAGTCTGGCTGAAAAAGAAAATATAAAGATGGCTGGTTATAAACTTGATGCCGAAAAATTTATTGCAGAAGAAATAATTGGTGGTGCTGTTGGCATTAAAAACACAAAAGTAATTGATGCTCACAAAACAAAGTGGGCAAAAACATTAACGCCAGATATGCAGGAAAAGGTAAATACAATTAACCAAGCAGCAGTAGCACAAAGTGTAATAAATACAGTTAGAGAACTTGTTCCAGATGCGTATAAAAACATAGATTTCACTGGAAAAAATAATACGCCAACAATTGCAGACCTTCAAAAAAATATGACAAATGAAATACGTGAGGCGTTAATATCAAGTAACCGTGGTGGTATTATAACTGCTTCTGCATCAACTGCAGATAAAACTACTATAAGGGGAAGCGACACCGAGGAAAAAAGAGCAAAAGCATCAAATATAATGACTAGGCAAAACCAAGAAGCTGAAAGTGCTAGGGCAGAAAGAAAGCGAGACAGAGAAAAATCTAATACCTACTCTGGAGGTAATAGTAGTGGCTATGGTCAAGAAGGCGCAGGAGATGGCGATCGTGATGGCGATCGTGAAGATAGAAGCCCTGAATTAAATGAATATGGCCGTGCTGATTTTTACAAAGGCGGACTAATGAAGAAAAGAAAAAATAAATAAATACCTATAAGGTATCCAAACAATAATAAGGCTACCCAGCAATTTTGCTGGCCCCAACATAAGGACTATGGATATGTCAGAATTAAGCGTAATGGAAAGCCCGAAATCAGCAGGATTTGTTGATCGAGGTTACAATAAAAATAAAAAACGTCTAGAGATGGAAGCAGAAGAAAAAGAAATTGCTAGACTAGAAGCAGAGGCTCGTGGTGAAACTGTTGAAGAAGAATCCGATGGCGAAGGATCTGAGACAGCCGAAGTATCGAATGCAAGTAATACCAAACAAAAAGATACCGAAGCGGAAGCCGAAGCATCAGAAGATGATTCAAAGCTAAGTCGTGAAGAAAAGTCTTTTAAGAAACGTTACGGAGATCTTCGCCGCCACATGTCTGAGAAAGACAAAGAGTGGCAAGAACGTTTTGAAAAATTAGAAAAAGGTGGTACTATTGTTGCCCCTAAGTCTGATGAAGACATTGAGGCATGGGCATCTGAGTACCCTGATATTGCTGGTATAGTAGAAACAATTGCTACTAAAAAAGCTAAAGAATTATTTAGTAAAGCAGAAGATCGCTTACAACACCTAGATGAAATGCAGTATGAGACTATGCGTAAGTCAGCTGAAGCTACTATCTTAGAGTCACACTCAGACTTTATTAAGCTAAGTAAGTCTGATAGTTTTCATGACTGGGCAGAAGAGCAACCTATATGGGTTCAAAATGCTGTCTTTGAAAATGCTGATGATGCTCGTTCTGTAATTAGAGTTATTGACCTTTACAAGGTTGACAAGGGATTAACCAAACAAGATAAGAAGGCTGGTAAAAAAGCAGCTGCTGGTATGGTTAGTAGAACTTCAAAGACTAAGTTAGATGCTGAGGAAGCTGGCGGACAAATCCGTGAGTCTGATGTAGCTAAGATGTCTAACAAAGAGTTTGGAGATCGAGAAGACGAAATTAACAAGGCTATGAGCAGTGGTAAATTCGTTTATGATATAACTGGAAGTGCACGTTAACTATTGACAACTGCACAAACAGGAGTATAACTAAGAGCAGAATATAAAGAGCCTCCTCAAGGACTACCTCTAATTCTGCTTTACTAAAAACTGAAACAAGAAAATAAGAACCACCTGAGTAAGTACAGGCCCAAGTTCTAATTGGTTGGCCGACTGATTTAAACTTGCACCCTGGAAACCATTCAGCCCCTTAGTATTAATGTTTAGTTTCATGAGTCGGGATGTAAAACAACTCACTCTTCGCTGAGATATACATCTCAATTTTTAAGCCAAACACCTATGGAGGATTTAACATGGCTTTTTCAACATCAGGTGGATATGGAAACTTACCTAACGGTAACTTTAGTTCCATTATCTACTCAAAAAAAGTACAACTTGCTTTCCGCAAGAGTACAGTCGTAGGCGACATAACTAACTCTGATTATTTTGGGGAAATTGCAGCCCAAGGTGATACAGTGAAAATTATTAAAGAACCTGAGGTAAGTGTGAGCCAATACTCACGTGGTACTCAGGTATCAGCACAAGATCTTGACGATGAAGATTTTTCACTAATCGTAGACAAAGCGAATTATTTTGCTTTTAAGATTGACGATATAGAAGAGGCCCATTCCCACGTTAATTTTATGGATATGGCAACTAACCGAGCAGCTTATCGCTTGGCTGATAACCATGACCAAGAAGTTCTAGGTTATTTATCAGGTTTTAAGCAAGGCTCAGTTCATGCTAATGCTAATGCTGTTAATGATGTAGTAAATGGTACTGTTGCTGTAGCAACTGCTGGTACAGATGAATTACTAACTTCAATGAAGTTAAACAAAGGTTCATTCTCTAATATCACAACAAGTTCAGCAGGGGATCACTCTATTCCTTTGACTGCACGTATGCCAGGCGCAACATCACTTCCAACAGCTGTTGCATCTCCTGCAATGGTTATTGCTCGTATGAAACGTTTGTTAGACCAACAGCAGGTTGACTCACAAGGTAGATGGCTTGTTGTAGATCCAGTATTTATGGAAATCTTAGCTGACGAAGATTCACGTTTTATGAACGCTGATTTTGGTGAAGCTGGTGGTTTACGTAATGGTTTAGTCTTGAATAACTTCCACGGTTTCCGTGTATATACTTCAAGTAACTTGCCAGCTGTAGGTACAGGACCAGGTACTTCAGGTTCTACTAACCAAAATGTAAATTTTGGAGTGTTAGTAGCTGGACATGATTCTGCTGTAGCAACTGCTGAACAGATCAACAAGACTGAATCGTATCGTGACCCTGACAGCTTTGCTGACATTGTTCGTGGTATGCATCTATATGGTAGAAAGATTCTTCGTCCTGAAGCAATCGTCACTGCCAAATATAACGCAGCATAAGGGAGGAAATAACTTATGGCTACTTTAACTGCCCTCTTAGCACCAACTCGTGGTGTTGGCAACCCTTCACGTAAACCTTACATGCAAGAACTTACTATTGATCTAACTGCACAGGCTATTGACTGTTCATCTGGTGATATTGTTCAGTGTATTACCATACCCGGTAACACTGTAGTCTTGTCTGCAGGTGTACAAGTTGTAGAAAGCGCAACTCAAAACTCTGGGACTGACGCAACTGTCATTCTTGGTACTGCAATTGACGCTAACGAGTACGTTGCTGCATTTGACATTGATGGCGCAGCTGATCTTGCTTATGCTCCAACAGTTGCTCCTGCAGGTGTTATTGTATTGGCAACAGCTGATACATTAGACCTAACCTTTGCAGGTTCTGGTGCAACTTTCACTGCAGGTAAGCTTCGTGTATACGCAATGCTTATGGACGTAAGTGAAGTTGGTGACAAGACTGCTAATGAAGTTGATCGTGACTTACTAGCATAAAAATATTTAGGGGCTTGCTTAATCGCTGGCCCCTTTACCACATCTTGAGGTAACATAATGACACTTACATATCTTACATTAACTAATGATGTTATTACTCGTATGAACGAAGTTGCATTAACTTCTGCTACATTTAACAATGCTAGAGGAATACAAATACAATGTAAGAATGCTGTCAATGAAGCAATACGTTACATTAATCAAAGAGAATTTGCTTACCCATTTAATCATGCAATTAATTCTTCTACCTTAGTTCCAGGTGTAGCAAGGTATACTTTACCTACTAGCACTAAACATGTAGACTATAATACTGCAAGAATAAAAAAAGATTCTGATTTAGGTTCTGTAGGTAGTAGCTTATCAATACTTACTTACAATGAATATATTAGCAAAAACTATGTAAATAAAGAAGATGAAATTGTTTCTACTACATTAAATGGGACTCATACAAATTCTGTAACAACATTAACTCTAGTTTCTACAACTGGTCTTTCTGCAACAGGTTTTATTTATATAGCTAGTGAGCAAGTTACTTACACTGCTATCTCTGGTAATACTATTACAGGTTGTACACGAGGTGCTAACGGAACTACTGCTGCTTCTTATGCAAGTGGAGTAACGGTAACACAGTTTAATAGTGGTAGTATACCTAGAAATATAGTACGTACTCCAGATAATAATTATTTGTTGCACCCGTTCCCTGACAAAGAATATAAATTAGTTTTTGATTACTTTACATTTCCTGAAGATCTATCTGCACACGGCGACACAACTACTATTCCAGACAGATTTAAACCTGTTATTGTAGATGGTGCTACTGCTTTTGCATATCAGTATCGAGGTGAATTAAATCAATACCAACTTAACTTTGCTAGATTTGAACAAGGAATTAAAAATATTCAAACACTGCTTATTAATAAGTTTGTGTATCTTAGCTCAACAGTAATAGAAAATAATAATGTGTCGGGTAGTAGTAGGTTAATAGGCTAATGCCAGATAGTTCTCAAACACAACCAGTAGCATTTAACTGTGAGGGTGGTTTAGTTT